GTAGACGTCCTGGCTAAAAAAGAAGCTATTGAGCGTGAACTCTTACGCCTATTGCAGTCACCACACGCTGCAACCATATTATCCATATCTATAGCATTAGCCATTGAACTGTCTTTAGCCATTGGTACTACGTGATCTATCTGTGTTGCCTCAGCTCCACAATAGAAGCAAGTGTAATTACTAGCAGCAAGCACAACTAACCTACGCTTTTTATATACGCTCTTAGTACGTGGATCACCACGCTTAGCACTCATTAGTAATGACCTTTGTGTTTGTGTGTAGCAAGGGCTTTACACATATCACCTTTATATATCTTATGAGCATCTATGTACTTAATGCCTAAGTCTATTTGTTTAAAGGGATTAGTCTCAGTCATATGTAGTAACTGTGGTATCCCATATGCGCTGCTCTTACTGTTACGTGATACCGGTGACCATTGGCTTTCTAATGTCCATAGCTGCACTAAACACCTGTACTGCTTATCACTAACTACTTTCATATGAGCATATAACTTATACATATCAGTACTGTTATCAACTGCTTTTGCTTCACCTATTGAACTTATTGTAATTACAAATAGCGCGGCCCAAATAGTGAAGTGTCGCAGGCGAGCTATCCGCAGTTGCGGCTCGCTAAGGCGACTGGAGCGTAGCACACCAGTCAAGTATCGCTTCATAAGTTGTTCACATAGGTATAGTGTTTTTCGCACAAAGTAAACAAAATCTTCAGCTTGGTGAAGTACAGGTAATGATCTAAGTCAGCCTTTAGGTTGCAGGTCATAGCTTCATCCCAGTCATTTATTTTGCACCGGATCGTCTTTTCTTTATTGGCGCTCATAAGCCGTTCACGTATTCATAGTGTTTAGCACATAATGGGTATAGGACTTCCAACCCCCAGCGCTTTAGTACCTGGGCATCTGTAGCTTTAGCTCTGCACCATAACTCCATATCCCACTCAAATATGGCGCACTTAGGCCCTTTATACATTTAGGTCACCTACTAGCTCAACACCTAAGACACCACAGCCCAAACACTCTAATACTTGGACATTTGGCGGTAGATCGTCAGTAATGATTACTACCTTTTGCTTAGTAACCTTTTTACATATACGGCAGTTATTAGATACTTGTGCCATAGCTGCTACTCCTTAAATCAGATATCGGGAATAGATCGCGCTGGGTTATCCAGTAGTTATCTTGCAAGCGATGATAGAACCGCTCTACTCGCGCCATCTTGATCGGGATCCAACCGGCAAGGCTGTAAACGGGGGAGCGGCCTACAACCAATACAGCTACATCATCATCGCGATCAGTTTTATTTATGATTAGTGAGCCGTTAAGGTATTTAGTCCACTTAACCTCTAAGCGACCGCCTACGTCAGGTTCATCTTTAAACGTATTTAGAGTTGGTGTAAACCCTTTTAGGCCAAAGAACTCAGCTACAGCTATCTCAGCTCCTACAGCTTCGCCGTTTTCGCCTATGAACTCGTGAAGGCTAAGGTCTTTATTCCATCGCCCTTTGTGGTCGGCTCGCCCCTTCATCCCAATTACCCGCGCAAACCCAAACGCGTGTGCCTGGCACTCTTGGGCGTAGTCCAGTACTACGCGGTTTGGCAGGGCAGACATATCCATAGTGAGTCATAAACATCTTGACCCCCCAGCTTGGATGCGTAGTGTTGCCCTTTGTCGCACCACTCAATACTCGGTGCGGGTACTTGATCTCGTAACTCTGTGCCATCCATCGCGATAGTTAAGCGATCACCTGTAGCTATCTTTATGATCTCTACTTCGCTCATCAGTCTTTCTCCCACTTAGGCGGGCATTGTGGCTTTTCTTTAGATGGACATACCCAGCCTTTGTACTTATTACCGGTCTTTGAGCTAATTCCTTCCTTCCAAATCATCCTGCCGTGGCCGCATTGAGAACCTGTCTCTGTAATCGTGCCACCTAGCGCGCCCTGTATAAGGTCTAGGCCCACCTGTAGAGGCTGTGGGGCAGGCTCGGCGGTGATCGTAACGGTAGCCCAAGGATCGCTATCTAAGACGGTAGGGGAGTCGGTTACTACCTGCGCCATAGTCTCGGCTGTAGAGCGATGCTCACCTGGAGTTAAAAGGCTGATAACTCTAGCTATAGCAGAAGTTGTAGTGTCCTCAATAAACCAGCGCTTCATATTGGCATTGTAAAAAGCCTGATTACCGTAGGCGTAGTCAATAGCGCTGGGGGAGACATCCTCATATTCGCGGTAGGCGCGAGCCTCTACCAATATGTGGCCCTTTGTAAGATCAACGTCAATAATGCTGGTCTCTAGTCGGCCGCTAGGGAACTCGGCGCGAAAGCGGGTTATGCGTTGTAGAGCTGTCTCATACTCGGCTAGATTAAACATTAGCTAACACCTGATTTTCTGCTTCACGTGCAGCTTCTAGCTGTGCCTCTAGTGGCCAAGTAATAAAGCCGCCTTTACCATCGGGCCAAGTCTCAGCCTGACGTTTGTGGTAATTGCAATAGGCCCTAGTTGCACCCTTGCTTTTAATAGTTACCGATACCGTAATAATGGTTGCGATCGGTACGCACTTATCGCTAAAAGTCCAGCATTGGTTTTTAGTATCAAAGTTGCCAAACTCGGCCTTGCAGTCGTTGCAATATGTACCGGTGGGAGCTGACTTAATCATTTGCCCACCTGCTCACGTGCGCGGCGCTCACCGATGCGAATACCTACGGATCGCCCTAGTTTTGCGCCATCCTTTTTGCCCGCTCTATACCCAAGTGAGTAAAAAATCGTAATAGAGAAGATTATGTAAATTAAAGTCCATCCAACTTGATCGTTTACGCTCATTTCTATAGCCCCTTAGTGTTATGGTCAGGCTAAGGAAGCAAAAAGGGCTTAACATAATAATTATTAGATGAGTTTTACGCTCATCCTTCTAACTATTACTTAACATAATGTAACTAGTCGGCTTATCAAAAATATCCGACTTTACCCTAGTGCTCCCCAGTCTGACGGTGTTTAATAGGGTGCTAGCCCTATTACCTTAAAGTGTAGGGATCGCCCCCGACATTGTAAAGAGACACGCAGGCGATTTTCTAGGGAGATCGTTATGACCGCACCACGGGTAAGTCCTTTGGGGATGGTGAACGTCGTGAGCACGGCCCAGCTACAGGGCAAGTTAGTTTTATTTGGATATGGGGCAGATAAACGAGTAATTAACCCAGGTGATCTGTTAATAGTTACTACAGACTTTGTAGGGTTAAATCAACACCGGCAAGAAGTAACCTTTACTTTAAATATACGCGGTAGAGATATGCACCTATTTGTAGAAGCTGCTAATAACGCTGAGATACTTTGGGAAGATAATAAGCATTGGCTTAACGCACCGGTTAATGGGCCAAGGGTTGATACTCGGCCTATGTCTGAGATAAGGGCGGGGGAGAACCTTGCAGCGTTACGCGCTTTTTACCCCCCCCCCCAGATATGAGTTAGCAGCCTAACCCTTAACTAGAGCGTTTAGTGGGCGCTGTTTTTACTGCCTTTGGCTTAGTAGCTTTATCATCTTTAGATTTATCGCCTAGCCCAGCTGTAGTAAAAGCAATAACTCCGCCGATTAGAGCTGAGCCTAGGGAAGTAATTAGCTGGGTTGCAGCCTGGCTAATTGGCATATCTTTATGGGTAACTACGGCCAAATAAAAGGCACGTCCAAAAGCTCCACCGGCAATAATGAGTAGAAGTGATACAGCGCCCTTGGCTAGTATCACCGCTACTTCATCGCGTGCGGTTGGATAGGTGCGTTTACTTCTTTTTCTTAGTGCCAATTCCGTAATCTTTCTCAGCTGGATTAACGCCCTTCAATACCGGTGCAATAATTGCAGCGATAAAGGCATTAGCTAGTATTTTGGGATCGGTTATGCCGCTCATATATAAAGCGGCTACAGCTGTTGCGGCTGCTCTTAAATAAGAAAGTGCCGCGCACTTCATCTGCTCTTTCATCTGTCTATCTCCTAAGTGCCCTTAGTTGATTTACAGCCCTAACTTGGCTATTAGTTTACTAGCCTGCTCCGCGTTTAGGTGTAATTCAAAGTGCATTTCATCCTTGCGCCCACGGTAATCCCCGCCCCAAGTTAAGCCGTATTTTTTAGCTAGCGCCTGGATCATTGGCACTTTCTCAGCTGGGAAGGTGCCGATCTTTCCAAGTTGATGAACGCTGGAGTTAATATCCAAGGCGCTACCCGAGCTGTGGTTACTTAGCTTGTCGGTTGTACCGCGTACCATCCGATAACAGAAGCCCCAGTCATCTAGGCCACCGGTATCTATTGGCTCAATAAGTAAGTGAAATTGAGCGGCAAATTCGGCTAGTAACGGCCCACAACCTGCTGCGGCTTTGATCTTAATATCTGTACCGCGTATTGGATACGATTTTATGCCGATCTCGGCAGGATCTTTTGAGGCAGGCCACCCGTTGTAGCTAGTTTCCATTTAAAAACTCTTTAGCAATTAAATCGCAACGTTGGCAATTCCATTTAAAACTATCATTTAAAAATAGTTCTGTATGACCACACTCAGGGCGTGGGGCAATAAAAGCATCTGCATCTGGATCATAGGTATAGCCAATACCTGCGTAGTTATATCTAATATTGGCATTGTAAGAAGTTTTAATCCAAGTACCGCCAAGATTATCTAGTAACCATTGGTAACCTTCATCGCCCTTTGGATCGTTGTTATCTCCTACCAATACGCGAATTACTTTATTGTTATTATCTAACTCTGCAAAGTGACTCATATTAAACCGCCGTCTTTAAATAACGCACTATTATTAAACCTGATCCACCAGCACCCGCTGGTATGCCCCCGTATGTTGAAGTTCCAGCCGCGCCGCCACCGCCACCTGAACCAGTATTTGTAGTGCCAGAAGTAGAAGCACCATAAGTAGCAGTAGCATTAGTCCAATTGCCACCTGTACCGCCGCCGCCAGATCCGCCAGCACCGCCACTACCATTAACGGTATCTACATAAACACCACCGCCACCGCCACCTGCGTAATAACCGCTAACACCAGTTGAAGTTGCAGATGCCCAAGATGACCAAGTGTTTTTTCCTGCGCCGCCCACTCCGCCTGTACTTTGTGTTACAGCATTACCCGCAGCACCTGAACCACCACCGCCACCGCCCGCGTAAGTTAGTGGACTACCAAATCCTTCTGCGCCTGCAGCTCCCGCATTACCGTAACCAGTAGCACCGCCTGTGTTTCCTTGTGTAGCCGAACCGCCCGTACCATTTCTTGAACCTGCACCGCCTGAACCGCCGCTTATGCCGTTGCGATCTCCGTCAACGCCACCACCGCCACCGCCGTTTGAAGTAATAGATGAATTAAATACTGAGTTAGAACCTACTGAGCCTTTTGTGTTGTTTCCGCCGCCACCGCCGCCACCGCCGATAGTGCAAGAATAAGAAGCGGCAGATAGTGAAGTTGAGGCAAGATAGGAAACACCACCTGCGCCACCGCCGCCTGCTTTGGAATATCCACCACCGCCACCGCCACCTGCGATTACTAGAATATCGGCTGTTAAAGCTGCATCGCTGACCGCTAGTGTGCCGTTAGCAGTAAATACGCGATAAAGATATGTACCGTCATCGTACAAAGTGCCACCAGTTACTACTGATTTAGGGGGAGTTGTTGGCGCTAATAAACCACTTATTACATTAGCGATCATTAGCCAATAGCCCCACAAATTACCCAGGTATCTGTGCCAGTTTTTATACAAGCAGCCGATTTATATTGTGCCAAAGTAGGAGAAGCGGCTACAGCACCGGCACTTACTACAGTCGTAGTACCGCTAGTTACTGCGCTTATGGTTGTAACGCCTGCTCCTAGATTAAGTACGGTAATAACCGAGCCTGTCGGTATTGCCGCTGTAGCGTTAGTAGGTATCTTAAAAGCATTAGCGGCGGCGTTATTCATAGTAACCAACACTTGGTAAGAGTCAGTAAGTGCCGCGGTGTAAGTAGTGCCTGTTTGCGTGTTAGACGTAAAAGTCACTAGCCCGTTCCACATATTTGAAGTTACGACGTCTCCCGTAACACTCGGAAATCCTGTTGCCATTTATATCTCCTTAGTAGCTCATTGTTGTAGTACCTAATATGTCGTAGCCATCTACGCCAAGTAAAAATCCGTCAATAATTGGTTCAAGCGTTGTTAGTGTTACCTTCCAACTATTTACCTTTATCTCCATAGCCACGCCAAACACTTGTAAAGTCTTTGATAACTGTGAAGTGGTTGATCCCGCCCCTGGCTGGGTAGTAGTAATAGTTACCGGATCAAAGAAGTCCAGATCAAGGGCTGCGATAGTGCCAGCGGTGTAGTTAGTTGTGTACAGGTCAAGCGTGATCGCGTCACATCTAACTGAAGTTTCTGCTCTGCTCGCGACATAAGCACGGGCATAGTCTAGAGCCACCGCGTCAGTCTGCATTAGTAGGCCTTGTTGGTTATAGCTATGCAAGAAGTATTTGGCCACGCTAGCGGCGTTAGTGGCGTTTTGAGTTGTGCCACCGGTCATTGTTATATCTGCCTTGTTATAGATCAAAGCATCGTTAAATATCCACACAGCATTGTTATACGCTATGTCTGTACCATTATCGTTGAACTTTACGGCGGTTTGATTAACGCTAGTAGTAGCCGTCTTACGATCTTTAAATACAAAGTTATTATCGCGGTCTACATACAGCGCGCCATATTCGCTAGTCTCCACCGTCTGCATAGCTCCTAAAGCCGTACGAGCTGTGCCAGGGTCATTTTGCATTGTTGTTTGACCGACATCTACCTGCCTTTGAGATGAAGGCCAGTTAATCGTGTTCAGTACATCGTTGATCCGAGCGCCGCTTAATTCACCTGCACTAGCGCCGCTGATCGTTGATACCTGAGCATTTTGAGCCAGTCTAAAAGCATCTACAGCGGCAATAGTAGTAAAAGACACGTCACCGGTGTATTGCGGGGTAGTGGTGTTGTAGCTAGTTATGTAGCCAGAAAATATTGAATAAGTTGTAGAGCCATAAGTAGCGCTGATTTGAACTTTGCGCATTGGGCTAAGAAGGCCGTAATAAGGACTAGCTGTATTTTGCGGATTAAAGTCTCCATTTTGATCTACAATTTTTAAACTAAGTGTGCCAGTTTGAAATTGGTCAGACTCGGCCGAACGCCCACGCCGAGTAGATATGGCGCTTACTTGGTTAGATACATCCACAATAACTGAACTGCTATCAGCCAAGATATTTGTACCGAGTACGCCTGATCCGACCAGAAAGGCTTGTGCAAAACTCGGCCCGGTGCTGAAATTTATTACAGCTTTAATAGTTGGAATAGCCATTATGCGATCGCCCCTGCGTAAGTAGTGCTATCTCCCCAACGGTTTACTTGCTGCATTGCTCGCTTCACCGCATCCGCAAAGTCACTAGAAGTACCTATGGCATCGTTAAATACAAAGTTATTGGTAACGGTAGGTGAGGCATCTGGAGTGTTACCGCTGCGTGGATCATAAGGTACGCCGCTTGGATAAACACCGTTTGGATTACCTAGATCAGGTGCGTTACTAATATCAGCTGGTGGTGGTGGAGTTGGAGTAAGAGAAGGGGCATCTGGCAAATTTCCAGAACCAAAAACAAAAGGGCTATTTGCGTATATGCCATTAGGATTACCTAGACTTGCTAAACCTGCTGCGGCTTTACGAGCTTCTTCTGTTAAATATTTAAGAGCCTCACCTGCAGCTGTTCTAGCTTTTTCTTCGGCTTTTGCTGCATCTAAAAGGCCTTGTAATCTAATAGCTTCGGTGCGGTCAATTTCAGCAATACGCTTGGCAGCGGCATCTTTATCTTCATCCATTATGGCTATTAAGCCTCTAATACGAGCCTTTTCAGCATCGTCCGTAGAGTTAAGCAAAGCTCTTTCTAGGTTGATCCGGTCAATATCAAACTTCTTTTTAAGTTCATCTAAAGCTTTTTCAGCTGCTTTTAATTGAGCCGCTTTACGAGCTTCTGCATTTTGATCTTTAAGGGTCTTTACTACTTTAGCCCGTTCGGCTGCTTCTGAAGTCATATACATAGATAAATTGCTGTAAGGCGTATTTGAGTTATTTATCTTTTTACCGGACTCGGCTAATCTTTGTTGAGATAGACCAGCGGTAAGACCAAGTACAGCGCCTGGTACTGCTCCCACACCGCCGCCGGCTATAGCACCAATTCCAGCACCGGTTAAAGTGCTAGCTAATAATCCAAAGAATTTGCCTTGGTTAGGGCCTAAATCTATTCCGCTTAATTCTTTAACTTTGCTTAAAAGCGCGGCCATACCAACGACCGTATCTGCAACATTTTGAGATAGCGTCTCCATAGCATCCGCGGCTTTTGTAATTCCATCATCGCCACTTAACATTTGAAGGCTATCTAATAAACCTTTACCGATAATCTCTTTAGAGTTTGCGGCAGCTATAGATAAAGCATCCATTTTTTTAGCATAAGTATCTAAAGCCCCTTTTGCTTGCCCTTGAAATCTGCTACTTAAAGCCGCTGTGATCTTATCCATATCACCAGTTTTTAAAATTGCTTTTGATAAACCAGCGTTAAGTTTGCTTAAACCTACGGTGTTACCAGCATAACCTTTAGCTAGCGCTGCGGATACTGAGGCTAAATCTTTGGTAGTGCCAGCGGATATATCTAAAGCTAATTGCAAACCTTCCTGGGCTTTAGTAACTGATCCGGTTGAGGTAAGAATAGTTTGAAAAGCCGGACGAAGCTCATCGTCTAAAACCCGATAAGTCTTTTGCATCCGTGCAATAAAGCCTTCTGTATCTATAGTTGCAAAACCGTTGCCTGTATTCTTTAAAGCAATAGCCAAAGATTTGGCCGCTTTTTCATCAGCCATAAAGGCTGTAACGCTAGCTTTACCAAAAGCATAAATCTTTTGAGCTGCAAATACTGTGGCAAAAGTTTTACCTAATTTAATAGCCGTTTTTTGAAAGGTTGTTAAATCTTTTTGGCCTTTCTTTAGCGCGTTACCGTTCCACTTGGCTACGGCTGAGACCACCAACCCAGCCATTATGCGGCCCTATCAAAAATAGAATTTGCGTTAGTTCTATTAAATTGAACTATGGCATTTTCAATGATTTTCAATATGCTGGTTTGCGCTTTACCTTCATCTTCGGCCCAAGCTCTATAAATCAAACGACCACGCTGTTTACGAGGACTGCCGACTAATGAGTCTTTTTTAAATTGCTCCATAAATTGTTGGCTGGCATCAGGGTTAAGACTTTTTGTATATTTATTGCCAGACAAACCAGACTTACGCCCGGCGGTTTCATAAATAGCGCCGCCTGCGCTTGTGTTAGCTACATAATGGCTTACTTTAAAGTTTTTACCTCTTTGGGAGTTATCTCCTTCTTTATAGACAATTCCCGCAGCAGTTTTATTTTCATCGTAACTAGGAAAAGGACGATAAAAAATAGTCTTTTTAGATTTAGATCCAGATGTCCAATTTGATAGCAATTCACTATTAGCAGGTATAAAAGAAATTGCTTTGTTTCTAATACGAAGCATTACAATTTCAATTTCTTTATTCATATTTTTATACAGCCGTTTATCAAATTGTTCTAGAGCAGCAAGAGTTTCATCGTACCCTGCGATGTTTACTGGCACGTTCACGCTCCTTTGCTCTATCGTTTAAAACTTGTAGTACTGCTTTAAACATAACTTCATCCATCGCTAACACTTGATCCGGACTTATTTTTAATTCAACGGCCAAACTGGCCACTAAATAGGTAAAAGAGTTCCGGTCTATCCTTTTGGGTGTTCATCCTCAATAACCTCTACTGAGATTAAGTCTTTAAGAAAATCTTCTCCAAAAGGTGGGATAACTTCGGTACGCATAAGCGCATTGTGAGCAAGCCAGTAGAGGTCACTATTTTTTTCGTGTTCCCGAAGCTGCTTATATAGGCCCTGTCCTGCGTACTTTTCAAACGCGACTTCAACCACCGGGGTAATGCTTACGATATTTTCCCCGGTAGCCCTTACGATCTTTAGCCGTGCCATTTTTTCTCCTTAGAAAGTGCCAGTAATCGCGTATGCGACTGCTGAGTTACAGGTAAACGTTAAACTTGATCTTGCATAATCAGCAGGTGTGCCTGGTGATCCAACCGGTGTTAGGTTGTTAATTAAAATAGATACTGTGTACAGCGGATTAGTGCTGCTAATAGTGGTAGATACCGCGCCCTTAACTGGCACGATAAGAGCTGTAACGGTGGTGCCGTAAGCAGCCTGCAATACTTGGCAAACTTCTGAGGCTTGCCAGCCGTTTAAAAAGTCAATAGATAGGGTGCTTGACTCCAACCCTTTAGCAAACGTATGTGAGGCTGTAGCGCTAGTGGACATAGCCGTAGTTTCTACTTCGTCAAAAGTTTGCGTTAAAGTAATTGAGGTTACAAAAGAGCTTAGATCCGTACCTGCAATTTTAAGCCCGACGTTATTATCTAGATAAATTGCCATTAGTTACTCCTAGAAAGTTCCTGTTGCGGCGTAGGCAACGCTAGAAGTACAGGTAAAGGTCATAGAGCTGCGAGCGTAATCGGCTGGAGTTCCTGGTGATCCAACCGGTGTTAGGTTGTTAATCAAGATGGATACTGTGTATAGGGGATTAGCAGCGCTTACGGCAGTTCCCTTAACTGGGATAATTACAGCTGTAACGGATGTACCGTAAGCAGCTTGTAACGTTGCCTGCACCTGAGATGCGGCCCAGTCGTTTAAGAAGTCCGCCGCTAGGGTGCTAGCTTCTAAACCTTTTGAGAAAGTGTGAGAAGCGGTGCTGCTAGTAGTCATAGCAGTAGTTTCTACTTCGTCATATGTCTGTGTAAGGCTAATGCTCGTTACATATTGAGATAGGTCAATAGTCGCGATCTTTAGGCCGACGTTATTATCTAGATAAATTGCCACGGTTACTCCTCATCCTTCTTAGTAGTTGTAGCCCCTGGTACTGGTAGACCCAGTTTTTTTAAAACTTCAATATCTGCATCACTTGGATATTTGTCGGCCATTGTTATTCCCATCGCGTTAGTGTTGATATGTTGATCGTGAAAGATAAAAGATCACCTGACTGGCCAGTAAAGACCACCGGTGAAGTAACGCTATTGACGTTGATCGCAAAACCAACGGCGCAAATCTTGTTAAATACTGCAACCATAAAAGACTCAATACCGGCTAAGTTGCCTTGGTTATCAAAAGCAGGCACGGTACAAACGATCTTTAAATTAGCCAAAGGTGCTACTGCTAATTGGTTATTAGTGTTATTGGCAGGTACTAGATAGTCACCATCTGCAGGTGCAACGATTACCGAGTTAGCTAAAACTGTTGCAGGTGGATATGAGAAGGTAGACCAAACTCCAGGATTATCTAAAGCTGTAGCGATCGTGGATCGTAGGGTAGTGATAGCAACGGTCATTTAACCCACCATAGACGCGGGGTTCATCCACGGCGCTAATAACCCGCGGATTTTTCCGATCATTGTGTTACCCATACGGTAAGGGGATGGGCTAAATACATCTGTGCTAACGCCGCCTGTCTGTGAGACTTGGCGCGCTTGCCAAATATCTACGGCCATAATCATCGCTGCCTCGCGAACGCTCGCGTTAGCGCTATATGCCTGTGTCTTTGTGTCTGTGCCAACGGCTGTGCCGCTAGGCATTACACGCCTAAAGTTTTGATTACTAGCTGTCTTTGAATATTGAATAATGCTTAGGCCGTTTGGATAACGTTGATTAAGCCAGCCATACATATAAGTATTTATGCCAAAAGTAGTGCCAGTAGACCAGGGGATCGTGCCGGTAATAGTTACTGTGCCATTAAAGGTACTGCCAGCCCCAGCGATAGTTACCGTTTCCCCAACGGTAAATAAGCCAGGGTTAGCCAGCACCACACTTGCAACGTTAGAAGCTAGTGCTGTTCCCACCACAGGTGCAGAGTCAAACCATAGAAAGGCGTTGATCTGATCCTCTGCAGCTTGGCAGCACAGCTCTACATCGCTATCGGAGTACAAAGTACCGATACCGAGATTTGTTCTCAGTTCGGTCATAGTCACATATGTAGCGGCCACGTTTGTACTCCTTTCTAAGGGGGTCGGTGGGTGAAAGGGCTAGTCACCCACCGACTATTAGGGATTTATCAGGTTAAGTTAAAGCGGACAATTCCGTTAGGCATCTTGGCAATAGTGGCCATATAGCCGTACATCGCAACTTGTACCTGGAGATTTGATACCACGTTTACAGACATATAAGCCTGTGGTGAGCGGTATACGGTGAAAGCCTCAGGTGCAAGGATCACAGCTGAGTCGTCAATATTTGTAGTAACTGCAAAGTTCTTATCTACGTAGAGATCAAGACCAAGTACGTTACCGCGGATAGAGCCAGGCTGTGTTAAACCGCCTGCGTTCATTGGCTGAGATGCTGAGTAAATTGGTCGGCCTGTTGTATCTACAGCGCCAAGTAGTAGCTGCCATTGTGAAGGGTTAGCTATGTAGTTAGATGCAAAGTAACCGGTAGCTTGGTAAACCTTTTGAGCTGCATCGGCTGCGTAAGCGATAACGCCTGAACTAGATGCTGCCTGTGTAGCACCTTGCTGTCCAGCTGAAATCAAAGCTGCCAAGACTGTTGTATCTATAGTCTTTAGGTAAGCATTTTGTAGCTGTTGAGTTAGTTCAGCATAGAAGTTTGGATCTGAACGCTCTAGCAATTCAATACTGATCGTGTTCATACCTGAGTACTTGTTTACTGTACCTGTTAGGTACTGAGTAACCATACCTGTATTTTCTACAGCGCCGCCTTCGGCTTCTACTGTAACTACAGGTGCAGTACCTGACTGGCCACCAGCTGAAGTAACCAAAGAAGGTACAGAAATAGTCATACCGTTATTTGGTAGTACGCCCTGTGAGCAAGCGTCAATAGCAGGTGTACCAAAACGTGTGTTAGTAGCAAACTCGCTTAGGTACTGTGTTGGATTAAAAGCAGGGTTAGTAGTAAAGCTATCGTCTGCAGCTGTTACATAGAGTTTTGAGTCATCGTTACCTAGGGCAGCTTTGATCTTATGCTCTGTGTATGAAGCCATAGATACGATGGGTGTACGGACTGTCTGGCTGTCTAGCACCGATGGACGGATGATTTTGCGAGCTGCCTCAATAGGTGCAGCCGCTTCCTCAACTTCTTCCACGGTTGTTGTTTCGGGGGCTGTGGTCACAGCGGCCTCGCTTTCATTGGTTGTTGGGTTTATTTCATCGTCTGGTTCGCTTTCGCTAGCAGCAATTTTGGACACGGCGGCAGACTGGAAGGCCGCAGACTCAACTAATGAGACTTCGCGGAGTACAGCCGCCGTGACTAGGAGATAACCGTCTTTATGGGGCTTTGATGCTGTTACTTCAACACCAACGGATAAGCCATCCATAAGTTTCTCCTGCGCCAATAAAATTGCATCTGTACCGCGTGTAGAGCTTGAAATTTTAAAACTTGCAAATAGTCCGGCGCTGTTTG